TGCGAACAATTCGGCTGTGCCCCGTAATCCAATTATCCCCAGCACTATGGCCTCGGAAATCGAATCGTTCATATCCAAGCCCCTAATCATTAAATTATTGACTTGGAAAACTGTACTGGGAGCACAGAAGGCTTTGCCATTGGCCTCATCCTGTTGGGTGAACAGGAAGTTGTCGCCTTGGTACTTGAGAAGCGTTGTTATCAGTGGGTGCAACTCACCTTTATGATGCTTCAAGAAACCAGAGGCAGTGGCTCGTACTTGCAGGGTACACACTCTCCTAATTAGATCGTTGTGTATGTCGAACGCGCCTGCTCCGTCCTCTGCGTTATTGCTTGTAGCAATCCAATAGACTTTAGGCGGCACCCTGTAGCCGGTACCCAGAGTTCCCTCGTTGAAAAGCTCTGACCAGATCTTATAATTCTCTGGCTTCTTGCCTATCTCTTCGGCAATAACGGTGCATAGAATGTCTTCCCACTCCACGTTCTTAGTCCAACTTGCATCCGATCCTGGCAGTGCAGTTGTAACGAATCTGTCGTAGGTGCGATCCCCGATAGCTGGCATCGCGAAATCTTCTGGGTCGTATCCGGTAGCATTGAAGATCTGCATACCGTACTCACCGACCCCTGGCCTACCGCCGGAGTTGCAGTTCACGATTGGCATGGGCTCGCCATCGTTGTGACGGCGAGAGATTTCTACTACCGCTTTCTTAGCGGCGTAAGTCTTGCCATGCCCCGGTGGCCCCTTGAGGATCGTCGGGTAGCCCTCTTTTTCTAGCTGGACTACGGCCTCCGGTACTTCGTTAGGCTCTATGAATTGCCTAAGGTGATACTCCGTCTCTCTACTCTTGCTCGCCATACTTCTATCCTCTTATTAAAGATTAGGGGAAACTTTCCCCTCCCAGACTTCTCTTCCATACAAATATAATTACTAGTTAATCATTTCGTTTGTCACTCACTCTGTTAAAGTCAATAAGTATTCCGTCCAATCTCTTTACTACCGCTGTCACACGCTTGTGCAATCGTGCCTCATCTATGTCATCCCACAACTGGCACCTTGCTTTTTCTTGACAGCATGAACTCTTTGAGGAGTTAAGACTTTCTGCCATGTCGGTCATGTCACGAACGGCATCTTCCAAACACTCTGCCATCCAATTTGATAGTGCCATGCTGCTTACCTGGCCTCGTAGTTAGCTGAATTAATTTATTGTCTAAGTTTGTTTTTTGTTTCATCACCAAAGCTCATCAATCTCACCTTGGATTCTCAGTGCAGCAGAGATGTACGCATCTTTGAGTACTTCATATGCACCGACTGCTTCTTTCATCCGCTTCGCCCTTATGTCTAGCATTTCTTGTGTACAGATTTGATGACCCGACATGGACCGTTCGATAAGTATAATTCTTACGCCGTCCTCTTCGTGAAGGGTCTTTGTTGTTGTGTGTTCAACCTGACATGCGCTTGCTTCTGCGTCAGCCTCGCACCATGCCAGTGCTTGATTGAGTACGTCGCTTAAAAACCAACGATCCGATAGTTCTACTTGCGTTGCCATTCGTATGCCTCCCATCCGATTTCGTCAAGTATAATTCTTAGCCGGGCTAACCCCTGATCAACTCCGGCGCCTAAGTTAATTTTATTCTGCCGCAGTGTGAGCTGCCGCTCTGCCCTGATCGCTTGCCGGATCTCCGACAGCCTTCTCTCCTCTACTAACATCATCATGTTGCTCCCTCCGATGCGAGGGGAATATTTCCCCTCTAGTTTTTATTTCTGTCTACTGCTGTATCAATCAGTTCATAGGCCATGTACTCGGCTTGCGTGAATGCAATCTCTGACTCCCTCCTCAACCTGGCCCCCTCCATCTGTGCTTGGAGCGCAGTCCTGCTGTGCAAGTATCCTTGAGAAAGTCTCTCGGCCTCCAACCTCACACTCATAGCTTTCTTGATGTGATACATGAACTTGTCTACGTCATCCCTTGATGGATGCCCGGCCAAGGATGCTTGGTTTAACAGGCCAGTATGGAGCCGTGTATCCGTCAAACATTTTGGAAGGTTGAGATGTGCGTTGTCTTGGACTTTAGTATCTACACGCGAAGCCTCCCGTTTGATGAGGGAGACTCGCATTGCTTCAAACTTATCGACATCCATACCAAATAAGCTGGCCGTCATGTGTTGGAAGCTTTCGTTGAGCTTGGCGGCAACTTCCTCTGCGTCTTCTTCGCATCGGATGGTGCTGTCTATCTCATACTCACCATCACGGGTCGTTACGATGTACCGCGCTTGATCCCACCTGCTGATCCCGTTGGCAATGCAACTGTCCGGGCTAAGCAGCCAAGCGACTGCGGCACCTTTCCAACGCTCATTCCAACGCTCATCGTCCCATGCTGTGTAAGCGAAGAAATTCCCGGAGTCGTCAGTTAATTTCTTGATCCCACTCCAACCTCCAGATGGCATCCACGGTAGTTCATTGTCGTCACTCATTCGTCGTCCTCTTTGTGAAGGGTCTTTGTTGTGTGTTCAACTATGGTTGCAACGATACAGAAGATGAAAAGGACTATGAGAATCCAAGCCACAAGTCGGATGTCATTGATGCCCTTCTCTATGATGCGTACAAACTCAAACATTATTTTTCTTCCCCCCTTATAGCCCGACTCCAAGTGCCCATTTCTTTGCGGCGTGAAGCGATGTGAATGTGCGCGGCTTCCCGACTGTCAGCCCCGTCTCTAAGCAGTAGCTCATCAGATCGAACGGTCCATCGGGTGAGCGGCGAGTGAGTTCCCATCCATCCCATGGGGTCTTGAGTTTCCAGACAATCGGATCGGAGGGTCGTGTCCCGCTCGGCGTGTCGATGACGTAGCACTCGGCCACTTCATCCCATCGGTGCGGCTGCGCTTGCAGTTGTGGTATGTTCATCGTGCTTTCCTTTGGGGAATATTTCCCCAGTTGTGAGATTACTTACGCTCATCATCCGTGGTGCATTTGCTGTGGTCTGTGGTCACCGTGTTGGCCAACGTTGACATCGCCCATGAGAGATGCATATCCCCGCCGCATCCGGGGCACACATCCTTCGCGGGTATCGGCCCCTCGCTTGGGGAATGTTTCCCCATACGCTCGGGCTTGTACGCCCCCTCGCTCCACCTATCGACAGAGCGTGATGCCTCAGTCGCACGATAGCCGTGATCGGCAAGGGCTGTACCGCCTTGCGTGTACTGACTAGTCGTGGCGAGAACCTTGCTCTGATTCTTTTCCATCCGCTGCCATGGCTTGACCAAGGGTATCGGCAAGAGATGTTCTATCTTGCGTAGCTTGGCGTATGCTTGCTCGTAGGTGTCGCACCTAACGGCCATGAAATAGATCGCGGGACTCACGGTCTTAGCGCAGATGGGAACCGTCGCGGCCACCGCCGCATTGATTCCTTGTGCCATCTTGTGGCGTCTCCTCTCGGGTTGTGCGTTTTTTGGGGAATAATTCCCCATTTTTTTTGGGGAATAATTCCCCACTTGGGTCACGGACACACCACTTCCCCCCGAAGGGGAAGAGTGTCGGGCCGTTCGCCTTTCTTATCCTACAATAAAATATAACGGATTTCAAGTTCTTCGTGTACCTCTATCTAACCCTACGTTAGGTGGACCCCTTCGGGGAAAATCTCCCCCGCTATTGCTAGTGTTGACGGGACAAAGGACTAACGGTAGAGTGGTGGTATGACTAATCCCAATGGTGTTAGCCCAAAGCAGTCAGCGTTCGCCGCATTTGTAGCTGAAGGTGACAGCTACACAGATGCGTACCGCAAGGCGTATGATGCGTCGAAGATGAAGGATCAAGTGGTATGGAATGCCGCCTCTCGACTAGCCAAGAATGAGAAGGTGCTGACTCACATCACCGCACTCAAGAAGAGAGATGCAACTGCAATCAAGGCGCACGATAAACTGAGCAAGGACTGGATCGTTCAGCGGTTACAGGATGAAGCACAGAGTGAGAAGAACCCTGCCGCTACCCGTGTCCGCGCACTTGAATTGCTTGGCAAAACGAGCGGACTGTTCGATGAGTCAACGCACATCACGTTCGAGAACCGTGCCCCCGAAGATGTAGAGAAGGAGCTGCTAGAAAAGCTCGCTGTTCTGTTCCCGGCGGAGGCATGATAGCAAGGTTAGTTTGGACGGGGTTAACTACGTAACGACCCCGATGGGGAATGTTTCCCCACATGATTTGAACTAACCCCTTCGAGGCACCCGTACCTCAGGGCTTGCGCGTAATTCAAGTGGGTTTAGCGGACCCCATGGGGAAATTTTCCCCCGAAGGGTCGTTGGCACCCGTACCTCAGCGCGGGCGCAGTTGGGGCGGGGGGTGGGTGGGGTGGTTGGGTGTGGGGGTGTTGTTGTGGGGTGGGCTGTTGGGGCTGGGACAACCTACCCGCGAAGCGGATCATTCTGTTCTCGAACCGCTACCGCGAAAAGTGCAGCGACTAGCTGCTCCTTCTGTTGTTTTGTGGAGGAAGAAGAAAAAAAGGGGACAGCCAAGCCGAAGCCTGACTGTCCCCTTGATACTAGCCTAGGTAATCACGTGGTGTGGTGTCTTTAGTGACGCGCCACACTTTACACGAAGCCTCAAGGGCCTGCCTGGCGTTCTCCTCGAAGTCGAGTGCGAGTTGGTATTCGTCGTGTAGCTCGTGGACACCTCGCTGCTCGGCAATTGTCTTCCACTTATGGAAGTTGTCACCGCTGCAATGGGTGAGAAAGTCTACGAGGAACTTGTTGACGTTACGGGTACTCATGCTCGGATACTCCTTTGGGGCAGCCAAGCCGAAGCCTGACTGCCCCCGGTAGAGGTGAGTGTTACGTGTTGTCCTTGCGCGGACGAGCTTCGCGGATCTCGAATTCCGGCTCCCTCGCTGCATCCATGTGTATCCGGAGTCCGGATTTTGCAGCGGCGAGATGCTTCGTATGGTCGTGGACCTGCGCTACCAGTTCCGCGCACAACTCGCCACCGGGCTCCTTCGTGATGATGACCTCAACGTCCTCGGTGTTGCCCCGGTTGCCGAAGGTCGTCAGCGTGTACTCCTCGACGCTGCCGTCTTTCAGCTTCCGGGTTTCGACGTTGTGGGTCTTCTCGTAGTCCGGAGTCATCATCCGCATCCGACCGTCCTCGGCCCTGCCGACGACCATCCTCATCTCACTCCCGATAGCCCGCGCAAGCTGCGGCTCGGAGAGGATTTCTTGGACCGCCTTCCACGAGAGGCCGTCTTTGCCCTTGATGGCCGCTCGGACGTAGACATCCCGTGCCAAGGCCGGATCCATTTTGATGCATTCGATGGTGTTCTCAAGGACAGTCTTTCTCTGGCGAATGCCCTTCGTACAATTCTTTTTCGCACTCAACTCATCCATGGGAGGCTTCGGACCATCTCCGGAAGCGTGGGCTTTTGTCATCGCCCTGTGCAGCGCCAGAGTGGCCTTTTCTGCGCCGTCCTTAGCTGCCTCAAAGTCCGACTGAATGTCCAGCCGCATCAGAGATGAATCCGCGAGTCGGTCTTCCGGCGCGTTTGTCCACGCCTGAGCCAAGCTGATGAAGTGTTCGGCGGTCTTGTTGTCCACCGCGTTCTTCTCCGCCGTGACCATAGTTGCCGCCGCCACATTCGTTACAAGGTCCGAAAGCCTAGACTTCCGCCTTTTGTTGTAGACGGCAAGACTCAGGATCGGACTTTTACTGCGTGTAGCTCCAGCCATGTTCGTACTCCAGGTAAGGCCCGTCAAAGCGAGCCGTGTCTCTTCTCGCGTCTCAAGAAGATGTGTCCGCTTCTTCCCGCCGAAGAGCCGCAAACCTATGTGGCCAAAGATAAGAATCGTCACCAAGAATTCGACTTAATGTAGGCCGACGCTTCATCAGGCCTACGTTCATTCGGATTTGACTGACTATTCGTTCGACGTCACATAGTTTCCAGATCACGCCGTTCGATCTGGTTTTAGCGGCGACATCGGCGGGGACATCTTAGGGACATCTGATTGAGAGAGAGAGAGGACATTTCTAGAAGCACTGGAAGTAAACATGAGGTTAACTAGACAGCTCCATCGTCTAGGTGACCGGCCCACCGTTTACGTCCAGGGACCTAGAAATGGAGCGGATTCGTGGGCCGCCTGCGGCACACTCATCCGCAGAAGGAGCCCCTTACGCGTACACCGGATCTCAGTTTGGAGATTCGGATGTACCGTTGGTAGCGACGCAAAGCGGAAGAACCGGGGTTCCTACGACGGGTACGGTAAGCGGAAGGCCAGTGGGGGGGGAGGGGGTCAGCGTGGCTTCGCGGCTGTTTTATCTATAAACAGTGTTTTGCTCGAAATGTCGCCCATTTCTGAACTCTACCACTTCTTCCCACGCTTTGTTCGCATCCACCCGGCTGGCAGTCTAGCATCTAGCTTGAATATCTAGCTTGAGTATCTAGCTAGGTTATTGTTTTAGGTTAATAGGCTAGATTACCTAGTCTATATTACCTAGTCTATATTATCTATATAGATAATAAGGGGTGAGGAATGGCCGTAGACGTAGCCACGATCACGCAACAATTGAATTCTCTTCCGCCGGATAAGCAGAAAGAGATTCTGGTCCTCCTAAACGAACTGTCCGATTCTAGGGGCAGAATCGAAGCCCAGAGCAAGTTCCTACCGTTTATTAGGAAGATGTGGCCTGCTTTCATTGAGGGCAGTCACCACAAAATCATGGCTGACGCTTTCAATCGTATCGCGGATGGCAGTCTGAAGAGGTTGATTATTAACATGCCTCCTCGCCATACGAAGTCAGAGTTTGCGTCCAACTTCTTTCCTGCCTGGTATCTCGGAAAGTATCCCGACAGAAAAATTATCCAGACGGCCCATACCGCAGAGCTGGCAGTTGGGTTCGGGCGTAAGGTTCGTAACCTTGTGGGATCAAGCGGTTACCAGAAAATCTTCCCTGACGTATCGCTGAGTGCAGATTCCAAGGCTGCGGGTCGTTGGTCAACAAACAAGAACGGAGACTATTTTGCTATTGGTGTAGGCGGTGCTGTTACGGGTAAGGGTGCCGATATTCTCATCGTGGATGATCCGCATTCTGAGCAGGAAGCTGCCCTGAACGATCCATCTGTCTACGACAGAACGTATGAATGGTATACTTCCGGTCCTCGGCAGCGGCTACAGCCTGGAGGTGCGATCTGCCTAGTGATGACTCGTTGGTCGAAAAAGGATTTGACTGGCAGTATTGTTAAGGCGTCGATAGAACGAGGTGGCGCAGATGAGTGGGAGGTCATAGAATTTCCTGCAATTCTTCCCAGCGGCAAATCGCTTTGGCCTGGCTTCTGGCCGATAGAACAACTTGAATCGCTGAAGGCGGAACTACCCCTATCCAAATGGACTGCCCAGTATCAGCAGGATCCGACCTCCGAAGAGGGCGCGATCATCAAGCGCGAATGGTGGAATGATTGGACAGAGAAGGAACCACCGAATTGCGAGTTTGTGATTCAATCATGGGATACCGCGTTTCTTGCAAAGGAAACCGCCGACTACAGTGCGTGTACGACCTGGGGCGTTTTCAAGAACAAGAAAGATGAATCGAATATAATTTTGTTGGACGCAGTACAAGAGCGTCTAGAATTTCCTGATCTGAAAGCCCGCGCTTATGAAATCTGGAAGGAATACAAGCCAGATGCATTTATTGTGGAAGCAAAGGCTGCGGGCAGCCCGCTAATATTTGAACTCAGAAGAATGGGGATTCCCGTAAGTGAATACACCCCGAGTCGTGGCAAAGATAAAATTGCTAGGGTAAATGCAGTTTCTGATATATTTTCTTCAGGGCTGGTGTGGGCACCTAAGAAAAGATGGGCCGAAGCGGTCATCGAAGAATTCGCAGCGTTTCCCAATGGGGATTACGACGATCTCGTAGACTCATCCACACAGGCACTGTTGCGATTTCGGCAGGGTGGTTTTATTTCGATTGAGAGCGATGAGCCCATGGATGAGTTCTTTCCAGGCCGCAAGGCAGATTATTATTAACCCATGGTTAGTGAGCTAGTATGGCTAAAGACTCTATATTGAAACGAATTGGCGTATCCGGTTACAATAAACCAAAGCGAACGCCGAATCATCCCAAGAAATCCCATGTAGTTGTTGCCAAAGAGGGATCTACGGTAAAGACGATACGTTTCGGAGAGCAAGGTGCGAGTACTGCTGGCAAGCCAAAAGCCGGTGAGTCTGATCGCATGAAAAATAAACGTAAAAGCTTTAAGGCCCGTCACGGCAAGAACATAAAGAAAGGCAAAATGTCCGCAGCATATTGGGCGGACAAGGAGAAGTGGTGATAATATGAAGGGCGTTAAGCATTATAAAAAAGATGGATCAACGCATACTGGTAAGAATCACAAG